CCCTAGAGCCATGTTAAGAAAACTTGACCTAATTCCTTATCCTCATGCTACAGTAACTTATTGTCAGTATGGATTTAAAAATATGAAACCCACAGATATATGGTCTAACAATTCTACTTGGCAAATGGTCGCCAAGAGTTGTAAGAATGGAATGTCTTGCCACGAATCTGCTCCTAGAGGAGCTAAGACAGGAACACAGGGGATTAAAAATGCAATGTTGAGAGGGGCTATACCCCCAAATTTAATAAAAGAAATTTTAGAATATAGTGTTTTATGAAAAAGAATTATTATTGTTATAGAGTCACACTTACATTTTCAGGATCAGTGGGCGCTGAGAGTGAAGAACAGGCTATTGAGAAAGTAATCGCTGATTCAGAAAGATTACCCGAGACAGTTTCTTTTAAAGAATCCGAAATTAAAGTTAGAAAGCTACAGAAAAAACCAGAGAAAGGATTATACCATGATACAAAATATGAATGGTGATGAGTTATTAAAAATAGATGGGTTTGATGATGCCATAATAGGTGTTGAAGAGTCTGTTAAGTCAAAGTTAGTTTATGATATTGACAAGATTGCTGAGATATTAATGACAAGAGAACAAATGACAAAAGAAGATTCCTACGATTATATTTCTTATAACATCACTTCTGCTTATATGGGTGAAAAAACACCAATATTAATAAAAGTGGGTAAATTAAAAGATTTTATTTAAAATTCGACTCCATACATACCCCTAGAAGCCACGTTTATTAGTCTTGGCATACTTACCTACCACCCTTAATGCTTAACAATATTTTTACTATCTTCTTGCTCGTTAGGATCGATTTGATTATTTTCTTCATCTACATCTGTTAGATTTTGCAGTTTAGGTTGTAAGTTAGGAATTGTTTTAACTAAATCTTTTAATTCAGCGATTAATTCATCATCTGATTTCTGATGAGTGTTATCTACATTTAAGTTTATAGTTTGTGATGAGAAGTTTCCAAGTTCCAAGATCAGTTTAGCTGTATTTAATCTAACAGCATCTTGTTCACTTTTTAATAGATCCTGTAATACCGATATGGCTAGACCAGATGTCGAGGTAATTCTCTCCTCGTTCTTTTCTCTAATTTCTTTTGAGTATTTCTTTTTAAGATAACTACCCATACTTCTTATTCCTTTCATGTCTTTAGAATAACCAGCTTTGATTGCTGACTGAACAGCATTATTGGCAGTTTCACCCTCGCAGAAAGCATCTATAAATGCTTGTTCTTTTTCTTTATTTATTTTTTTTGGCATAATATTCTCTTTGTTAGATTGAATTGGCTTCGTTACGTTTTTCTAGCCACTTACCGACTATCTCTCCTATATCTTTTTCAGGCATATAAGAAATTACTAAATCTTGTCTTTCGATTATCCATGATTTATCTAAAACTAATGATCCATCAATATCAGTACTTTCTTTATCTCCTGTAATATGAGATACAACTGTGATTGTTTTATCATTTTCTTCTACAATGAAGCCGACTGAACAACACTCGGCTAACTCTGTTTCTAATTCATTAATGTCTGTCCACCCATGAGTAGGGCTTACAGCATCTTTCCAATGTAATAAAACAAGTTTAGCTTTCATTTTAACTTCCTAAGAAACTTTAAATATTCTGCTCCTTCCTCGACTTCCCAAAATATCTTAATAAAGTCAGGGTGTGTGTCAGGCAATCTTGTATTAAATATTGCTACTGCACAAGGTGACATCATTTTATTGGGTAGGTTTAACATCTTAGCAAAGTTGTCATATTTTTTATATGAGCCAACTTGAACGCAGTGCATTGTTATATCTGAGTTTGCATCTTTAACAGGCATATAACCACTAACGTGAGTATGACCTGCCATAAGAATATGATCTCTTGAATTGAATATTGCGTGTCTAACTATTCCATGTGCTGTGTTATAGATTGAATTACCTCTAAAGTTATGAGAGCAATTTACTCTTACATTATGTTTGGGTAGTTTAAGTTTAACCCTTATGTTATGGGGTGCGTATGTAGTCTTTAAAGGTCTTGTAATCCACTTTAAAGGGTCGCCATCTCCACTCCACATATCATGGTTTCCAGCTACAATAAATATCCAATTAGTATATCTAACAAGCCATTCAGTTAATTGCCAACCTTGTTCTGCTGATGTAGTTTGTTGTGCCCAAAGACCTTCTAATTTAGTTCTTCTTGCCCAATTATTTTGTAAATCACCTACGTTACAAGCATACATACCATCAGTTTTATTTGTTATATCTAAATGTTTAATAACACTAGGCATATCGCAACCATCATCATCAATGTGAGGGTCGCCCATAATATAAAGGCCGATGGGTTTATCATCTTTAATTCTTATATTTAAAAATTCTTCGTTTCTTTCTCTTTTCTCTTTACGATTAAAAGTATCAACTCTAAGTTTAATTAAATCTTCTGTTGATATTTCTTCATCATAAAATTTATTTTCTACTTCAAAGTTTTTAATCTTGTTTGGAGAGTTTGTTTTTTTACCACAATCTCTACATTCATACCTTTGTGGTTGCCCTACAATGTGTTTATCTTTACCCCTTTTAATTAAATGTGTCGATGCACAAGTTGGACAGGCTAACATATTCCCATCACTATCTAATTGCAAAATATCTACATTAGAAAAGTTACCACCCTTATTTATTATCGCCATTCTTTTCTTCTTCCTTGATTAAGTATTCTAAATACCATTTTGCTTTTTTTAAATCAGGCAAAGGAGTACCCTTATATGGAAAACGAGTAACATACTTTATGATATTCCCACGAACATAATCCATAGACCAGCTACGAATGTACTCGATTGTTTCAATTCCCTTAGTATAGTGTTGAGGTCTATTAATAAGGTCTGTTTTCTTGTCGCTGCTCATCTATCTTTTGTTCAACCTGATTCCAAGGAATCGGCAAATAATCATCTTCCCAAGTTATAGCACCATAAAGGTAGTCTTGTCTAGTTTCAATCCTATCTTTAATGCGAAATTTGGCATGTTTATCAATAGTATAGATGGCATGTATAATTTCCATTTCACGAAGTGTGTATGGAACATTACTACACATAACTATTTCTCCTATGTTAACAACTTAATACAAATAAAAATTATCAACACTATAGTTAAAAGCTCAAAGATACTAACTTCGGGCTTTAGGTATTTGGTTTTTATTTTATAAAAAAACCAATTAAAAAATTCAGGCTTTACAATAATTACAACTCCTATTAGCAAAGCCAATAGTAGTGCTTCTTGTGTCATTGTGATAGAGGATTATCTGATCTTGCTTTCATCTCATTAACTTTAGCATTTAATACTGCTATTTCTGCTTTGTTAATGGCAATGTCTGCTGTCAATGGTTTAATATCTACTGCTTTTTGAGATTCAAGCACATTAATTCTTTCGATTAGCTTTCCCTGGAAGATTGCAAATCCCAGTAATGTAATTATGAGTGAGCCTATTCCAAGCCATTCTTTTACTCCCATGTTAATATCCTCTTATTCGTTTTAAATGTTCTTCTGCTCTTATTATGTTATCTATAGATTCCTGAAGAATTTTTTGATTTTTCGCCATAGGATCGTTATATACAATTTGGTTCTCAGCATATATATTTCGCAAATCAACATATTCTCTTTGGTCATAATAATTACCTCCATCAATAACTAATTGATTATTAAATATATTATTGTTGGTTTGACCATAATTGTCTATAGAAATATTACTTTCCATAGCTTTTGCTACTATAAGAGAAGTAGCAATAAGTCTTTGATCTACTCTTTTAAGTGTTTCATTGACTTTCTTTTCTATAGATTCTATTGAAATAGTTTCAGTATTGACTCTAGTGTTTCCTTCAGTCCTGCTTTCTTCCATCTCTGTATTTCGGCTTTCGAGGGGTTCTTCTCCTTGAGCAACTGTTTCAGTTCCTCCATTTCCTCGTTCACTATCTGTTGTTTCTCCTTCTCCGATAGTTTCATCTACTTCTTCAGTAGCAACTGTAGTTTCTTCTTCAGGTTCAACAGGAGTATTTTCAGTTTGTTCCACAGCTTCAGGTGTAGTTTCTGCAACTGTGCTTTCTCCTGAAGGCTCTGCATTAACTCTTTCTTCACTTTCTCTTGGTGCTTCTCCATTTCCTGTTCTGCTAACTTCTTCTGTTGTAACTTCTCCAGCTCCTCCTTCGCTAACCTCTTCTCGTACAGGCTCTGACTCAACGACTCTGCTAGAGTTAGGGGTTTCGATGATGGTTTCTTCTGCGAAAAACTCTTGGATAACTTCGCCTGTTGGCGAGTTGTTAAAACTTTCTGTTGTTTCAATTCTTTCTTCAAAGACTTCGACTTCTGCTGAGAACGATTCGATGGTCGCTGGTTCTTCATAAGCTACCTCCATAGGTATTTCTTCAAAACTCTCAATAGGTGGGAGTTCTGTTAATTCTATTGTTTCTACAGGTTCAAAAAATACATTAATAATTCCTGTATTTATTTCTTCTGTTGCTATTTCCTCAAAATATAGTTCTTCAAATAATTGTACCACCATTTCAGGTTCTTCGAACACTTCAAAAACAAATTCTTCTAGTGGTATAAATTCTACTGTTTCTATTTGATTGGTTAGTGTTTCTTCTATTTCCTCAAATGCTGTGGCTATAATTGCTGTTTGAGTAGCAGTTAATACCTCATCATCATAAGTCATAGTAACCGATATATTATCTACATTAGGGCCGCCAAGATTAGCAGGACTATTCCCATCACTACCACTAATAAAAAGATTTCCAATGT